AAGTAATAACATCTTTTCCGCTGATACTATCTGCATCAACGGTTTTTTCAACTATCATATCGTCCTGAATAAGTGCCATTTCCTCTTGTTCTACTCCAAGATATGTAAAGAAGCTGTCCCGAAATTCTTTCAACGTCATTGGAAACGTAAGTCCGTCATACCATGCAACCACTTCTGCATGAATGATATCGTACATTGCGTCATACGCAGTTATATTGGTGTATTTCCTATCTCCGCTAGGCTCGTCCGAAGAAACCTTGTATCTGCCAAATTGGAACGGAACATCTTCATTACCGTCAAGGACTACTGATACGTTTAACCATTTATCTTTTAACTCTCCAACCTCATTCCTGATTTTGATTTTTAACATAGACGCTTCGCATGATCCGAAATGTAGTTCTGTGTCAGAGCACAGACTTTCTGCAAGCTCAAAGTTCTCTGAATAAAAGTCCTCGTTTGTAATCTCTCCACCATCAAACATGATTTTTATTTGCTTATTTACAGAATCCCTTTTAAATAATTCCTTGTACTCGTAATCTTCTATCATAACTTTCTCCTCCTAATATCCAATAAACGCCAATCGCACAGGTTCATATAAAAGCTCGCCATTGACTTCTGAATCTATTGTCGGTTTTATATCCGGCATATACATGTCTTGTGTAATGTAACCATTTTCTTCTGGAATAAATGCTGTTACACTAGCTTTTCTCTCCAAGCTGTTTGTAAAATTATTCTTTATGTTTCCCATCAACTCTGCAAACTCGGATGATGACATCTTCTGTGTTTCAAATTCTGCCTTGCATGGAACATGAGCTACCGCCTCTCTGTGTAATTTACCAGAAGCATCACGATATGAATCAATATCCTGTACATTTCTGTTCCCTACATATGTTTTTGCATTTATAAGATTGTTTGGAACGATATAACTTCCAACTTTTACCAAATATCCTTGATATGCCATAAAATCTCCTTTCATTTACAGGACATTCACTGAATGAATGCCCTGTTGTCTAATAAGAAAATGCCGGCTTTCCAGTAGAATCTTTGTATAACTCAGCTGATTTCCTTACGCTATTGAACAACTCCTTTTCTGTGATTCCTGTTTCTTTCGCTAAAATCTGCATCAACAGTTCGTTTTGTTGTTTTAACAAAAGAATCATCTGTCGCAGTGCTTCGCTGTCGTTATTTTTGCTCGCCATCTGAGCAGCTCTTAACGCCATCTGCTCAAGTTTATCTTCCGGAGAAACGATTTCGCCCTGATGCCGGTTATCTCCAATCATGGCTAATTGTGGGGTGTTTGCTCTTACGTATCCACCTTGTGCAAGATATGGAATTTTCTTTGCTGTTAAAGCTTTGATATTAAACTTAAATTCTTTCCCACCAATCAAAGGAATCCAGTCGGGCACTTTGAGCTTTAACTTATTTAGTGCATTAATTGCGACATTGATACCAGACACTATTCCAGATATCATGCTGTTTAAAATCCCTATAATGATGTTAATAGGCGCTTTTGCAACAGCAACAAGTCCATCGAAGACGCCTTTGAAAATCTGTTTGACACCTTCCCAAGCCTTTTTCCAGTCTCCGCTAAAAACACCCTTGACAAATGTAACGACACCATTAAATACACCTTTTATAGATTCCCATATATTTGAGGCATTCGCCATGAATCCATTAAGAATATCGCCGAACTCGCCAAAACATTCAGACCAATCCTTTTGAAATACACCTTGTAAAAAATCGTCAAATTTTTTAAATGTCTCCTCAATCTTCTCCCAAATTTCTTTTGCCTTGGCAGATATTGTATCCCAGTTTTTCCATAGCAACACGCCCACTGCAATAAGCGCTGTAATAGCAAGTATCACCAACCCGATTGGACTCGTCAAAAATGCTACAGCTGCGCCAAACGCTGTTGTAACTGCGGTTGCCACTGTGCAGCAAACATTCCAAGCTGCTGTAGCAACAGTCATAGAAGCGGTTGCAACAGCATCCGCTATTTTTGCCCCAGTTGTTATTGCAAATTGCGCTGCTTGCTTAACTAAAGCTGCGATACTGCTCCCAATGCTAACAACAAAATCTTTTGCGTATAGTGCGTTTAAATATATTGTTTCTGCCTTATCCACGAGTTTCGCAGCAGTGGCGCCATATATCGCACTTGTTATACCTTTTAACGCAGTTATTACACCTCCTGATTGCTGGATAAAAGATAATAACTCTATCCCTTTCCACGCTGCGAAGAAAGCACCCACCGTTACTGTAATCGCCTGAATCGTTCCTGGATTTTTTTCGCACCAATCGGCAAAGCTTGAAAGAGCTTCATTTATCAAATCCCATGCAGATAAAAATAAATCCGCTGTCCATTCAGCAATCGGTTTTAATAATTCATCAAAGAGCCACTGTCCTAGTGGTTTTAACGCCTCAAGGATTGCGTTAAAAGCATCTATTGCAATGGATAAAGTATCAAAAAACCTAGGTACAACTTCACTTATTACCCATTTAGTCAAAGGCGCCAATATATTGTCAATAAACCAAAGTACACCTTCTCCGATATTTTCAGAAAGTGGCTCAAATGATTTCTTAAGATTCTCTAACGATTTTCTTGCTGGTTCAGCGGCTTCTTCGAATTGCTTAAAATATCCTGTTATTTTCTGCGCAAATTCACCAATTTTTGCTTCTGTTTCATTAAGCTCCGTTGAAACACCGGAAAGTCCTAAGTCAGCGTTTCCAATTGAAGCGCTTCCCCCACCTAGAGATGTTTCAGAAGAAGAACTGCTTAAATTGTTAAGTTCATCAATTCCGGAAAGCCCCTTCATCTCTTTTGCACTTTTCTTCGCAGCCTTACCAATCCCGGATACGCTGTCCGTCAAAGCATCTGCATTCGTAACAGCTGCCGATAGTTGTGTATCAGATGATTTCTTTCCTGTAATAAGTTCTGTAAAGGATTTAAAACTTGCTGCCAAGACACTTAATTTTCCAATGATCGTATTTATTACTTTAATCACGGGAGTTAATAGGTTGATTAGACCTTGTCGAATGCTTGCTTTTAAACTATCAAATTGTAATGATAAAATACGTGTCTGGTTTGCCCAGCTGTCTGAGGTCCTAGCGAAATCCCCTGCTGCTGCACTTAGTTGGTTCTGTACAAATGCATATCGGAGAGCTACTTTCTCTGCTTCACTCATGCTTTTTGTAGTCTTGCCATAACCATTTGCTAAGGCATACGCATCTAATGCAGTTTGGGTCATTACAACGCCCAAATCTTTCAATGTCTCTGTCTCGCCGGAAAATACGGACTTTAACTTGGTATACGCTTCATCTTGTGTGATGTTATAAAAAGACGCCACATCTCCTGCTAAACCAGTTAAAGTAGTTCCCATTGCATAAGCCTGTTCTTCGGAAAAGCCAAACGCTTTCGCCATAGAACCAAATGTACCGGTAAACTTTTTTGCCATTGTCTCCGACAATCCGAATGATGCAGATGCAGTTTTTGCAAAATCATCTACCTGAGACGACATCTTTGGAAATGTAACGTCAACCACATTCTGCACTTCTTGTAAATCCGACCCTAACTCAACACACTGCTTTCCAAAGTCTACAAGTTTTTTCACAGCAAATGCGGACGCTAATATTTTCCCTGTCTTTTTAGCAAGTGACTGTATACCTGTCATTTGCTTATTAAATTGATTTTGATTCACGACCAAATCAAGACCTATCTGTCCCACACTTGTCGCCGCCATATGTATCACCTGCCTCTATCTTTGAGGACATCGACACATGGCACTACTTGTCCTGATTAATCTTTATTTCAAATTCTCTTTTACAGTGTCTTGCCTGACACTTAATAAAAACACCCCGACATATCGCAGCCGAGGTGTACTGTACTTTCTGTTCATGTCCACAATATGGACACTTTACTTTCTTTTTTATTTCAATTATTTCCACCTCCCGCCATAGATATCAGAGCCTGTTTTATCTGCTCCAAGAACTCCATAGTCTCTTGCTCGCTGACACTCTTTGCCTGTCTACTTCTCCACTCATTGCGGATTCGGTGCTGGTCCTTCGTAAAATGTTTTAAAATCTCTTTATCATCCTCTGCCCGTATTGACACAATTCTTCCTAAAGGTGTTTCTGAACTGATTCCAATAAGGAGCGCTTTAAACTCATTCCACTTCATTCCCTGTAAATCACGGGATAAACGGATCCCGTACTGTGTTTGAAAGGATGCTGCAATTAACTCAAAATCCTCTATCAAATCATAGTACGGGTCGCTACTCTCCCTGCTTCGTTTCTCCTTCGTCGTCTGTTATCAAATTGATTGCAGCTTCTATAACCTTTTGAAAATCCTTAAACTGAAGACCTAACTTAGTAATCGCTTTTCTTTCCTTTTCAGAAAATATCAGTTCGTACATTTTCGTGACTGCTCCAGGTGATGTACCTTCTGTATTTAACGTCCCCATAACCTTGAGAACTGTTTCTGCATCTGCATTTACTTCATACTCTTTTCCCTTAATTACAAGTTTCGGGTTTGTATCAAAATCAAGTTTTTCTGTAATATCTACGATTCTTCCCATAATTTTCCTCCTATACCGACGGTGTTATTTCTGGTTTTCCGTTTGACATAACCTCAAATTCCAATGGTGCTACTGCTGTAGAATCACCGGAACCGGCATTTGTAACATTGATAACTGCCTGATTCAATTTCACTATTGTTCCGTCTGGGAATGTCCACTGGAATGTTTTTTCCACATCTCGCCCGTTTTTAAATATCAAACCTGCCACCGTGTCATTTCCGGCATCACCAACATTACGTTTTGCAGTTACCGAAATAGTCAAACTCTTGGCAGTCATCAACCTACGTGTCCATCCTTCCTGATCAAACGCTTTCCATTCTTCTACGCCGTTGTCAAAAGACACAGAAAACGACTCACAATCCGCGATTGAGCTCATTGTGTCTGTACCTGTTTCAATCTGAAACTGATTTTCATAACATGGATATACTCCTGTTTTTGTCATACCTTTTTTACCTACCTTTCGTATATGATTGCCACTTCAATAACCATTTCATAAATACCATCATCGTCAGTACTTACGTCAACTGGCTCTTCATTAAGCAGCTGAATAAATTTAATTGTTGTTTCGTTAATTTTTACTTCTCTTGTATCTCTCAAAGCCTCAAATAGCACTTTAGCAGCCTTTTCTGTGTCACGTGGGGATTTGTTCCAATGCACCAGAAAACTTACGGATTTAATACCATATGATTGCAGAGAAGGACCTCCAATAGCTGTCTTATATGGACTCTCCCGTTTGCTATGATAAACGCCTATAGACTCGTCTTTCTTGCTGTCCAATTTTCCCATATATGTATACTCTGATAGTTTGAGAGACTTAATATAGTCTCTCACATCTACTAACATCATAATCCTGCAATCCTCCTATAAAGATTCTTGTATGCATTTTGCGCAAACTCATCATACTTTCCGCCGGGCACATAGTCTTCAAACCATTTTCCTTTTGCATTTTCATGAAATTCCTTATTGAAATGATATTCAGGATGAAAGTATAACCGTCTCGCATAAGGTCCTTCGTGTACCAGGGTCACTTTCCCATGACTCGCCTCTGAATAATCGCAAAAGAAACCTTCTCCTGTCAAGTTACCCGTTTTCATTGGCACCACTTGCGCATCTTTCACCTCGCCATGCAATTTTTCTGCAGTCTGCTCCAACGCCATAATCTGTGCCTGACACAATTGACCTATCTTCGCCATATTAAGTTTGACTGTGGAATTTACATTTATCATTCGAACATTACCTCCGTGTGATTCACAGTGCCATCCGGATTTCTCGCTTTTGTCCCACTTACAATCCTTCTCTTTACTCCAAAAATAATTGCGGTTCCACCGGATATTACCGGAAGACTGGGACAAATATCGCCGGGAAATAAAGCAGCACCCGTAATCTCAACAATCTTCTTTTGTTCTGTCAGAATACGCCTTGCCTTATCCTGGTAATTGCATTTTCCTACATAGCGAATCGGCTTCAATGGTTCCCCGTACTCGTTGATGCCTTCCCTCTCCAACTCAAGAGATATGTCAGTCTTGCAATATCCCTTTAATATTAAACATGGCCACTTCATCAAAAACACCTCGCTAATCGGCAGCACAGACCTGTCTGTGACAACTTTTCAAAAGTGTCTCTCCGCATCGGAATGCCCTTCTCAACTTTGACATTCCACGAAGAACCAAATTGCATTGATACACCATTGATAGAGTACCCTTGCAGAACCATATCAAATATCTCCTTGTTTTCGAACTCAAATTCTGCCTGTTCGCAACATACCTCTCGGATAAGTTCCTGTTGAAACTCTGTCAAATTGGAAATTCCCATACCCACAATTCGATTGTAGGTAAGGGAATCAATATGCCTTGATGCCTGTTTGAGATACCTGTCTATGTGTTTATCAGGAAGCGTTTCTCCCTTGAATACACTCTTATAATAAGCCTCTGATGCGTAAGATTCATAAATCATCTTACTCATCACCAGCCTTGGAATCGTTAATCTTCTTTACAATTCCTGAAACAGTTGTCGCTCTGCCGAGGTCAATTTCATGTTCTCTGGCATAAGCTGTCAAAATGCCAATCACTTCTGCATTATCTGCATCGTTTCCACCGGCACTTTCTCTCAACACTTCTACTTCTGCCTTTAAAGCGTCATTTTCCGCTTTTACCTTAGCATATTCGCCATATGCAATCTTCTTTAATGGCGAATGTTCTAAGATTTTCCCTTCTTCATCGTAAATATCATATCCCTCTTTCAGATAGCGTTGCTTCTCTGATTCTGTTGCAATACGATACACTTTGTTTTCCTTCTTCGCTCTCATAATCCTACGCCTCCGCATTGATAATACAACCCTGCTTTAATTCTTCATCAAGTGCAAATGTACCATTGTATCTTCTGTTTTGATACATATAATTATCTGCAACTCTTGAATCATGCCCTGGTGTATATGTATTGATGTAAGCATATTTCACACGGGAAACTTGTGCTTCCGGGTCCACTAAAATGTAATTGATTTGTTTGCCGGTTGCATCTACCGCATATCCTTCTGTAAAGTCGTACGCTGTCTTAAAACGCTCCACTGGGACAACTTTGATTTCCTTCAAATCGTCCATTGTGTGGACACGACGGTCAATTCC